ATTTTGGTTAAGAAATAGAAAACCGGATAAGTGGAGAGATTTAAAAGAAATCAATGCAAGTCTTAAAGATGGATTTGTTAACTTTGACTTTACTGGTATAATGGCAAAAATAGGAGATAAGGGTCATTTGGAGGTAGAAGTAGATGCCAATAATAGAAGAGAAGAGAATTAGAGAAAACATAGATATATCTAGTTTAATCAGTCCTTGTTTTTATGAAGATTTAGTTGACTTGCTTATGTATAAATATTCTTACTTATGGGAGTATGGAGGTCGTGGTAGTTTTAAATCTTCATTTATTGGGATAGCAATTCCTTTACTTATGATGCGTGACCCTGAAGCCAATGCCATTTGTATAAGAAACATAGGTGGTACTTGTAGAAACTCGGTTTATAACCAAATTGTTTGGGGAATAAATCAATTAGGAGTTAGCCATCTATTTAGAATATCAAAAGGAGATAATGGTTGTTATCCAATAACCTATCTTCCTTATGGTACTAAAATATATTTTAGTGGACTTGATGACCCTGAAAAAATAAAGTCATTTAAGCCACATAAGGGATACCTAAAAATATCTTGGTTTGAGGAGTTTCCCCAGTTCAAGAATATGGAGGTTATTCGTAATGCCTTGCAGTCTATAAGGCGTGGTAGTGATAAACCTTTTGTAACTATTTTTAGTGGAAACCCTGTTAGATTTAAAAATCACTGGTCAAATATCCAGTTTGATGAAGAACAAACTAATCCTAAATCAAAGTGCCATCTTTCTTGCTATCTTGATAGTCCGGAAGAATTACAAAAGAAGTGGTTAGGACAAGACTGGCTTGACGATGCTGAAAGATTAAAAGTTACTAATTATGAGGCATATAAACATGAGTATCTTGGAATACCTACTGGTTATGGTACTGGAGTATTTAGTAATATTGTAAATAGAGAAATTACTGAAGAAGAAATTGAAAAGTTTGACAATGTTGGTGGAGGAGTTGACTGGGGATTTGCTGAAGACCCTACAACTTATACTCTATCTCATTATGATGCTAAACATAGGGACTTATATATCTATGAAGAGATATTTGCAACTGGTCTATTTAATCTTCAATTCTATGATATGATTAAAAGTGGTCATTATAAAAATGAACTTATCGTTGCTGATAGTGCTGAACCTAAATCAATAGCCGATATGCAACAAATGGGACTACGAATAGTTGGTGCTGTAAAAGGTAGTGGTTCTATTGAATATGGTATCAAGCAACTTCAAGAACTTAATCATATCTACATAGACAAGAAACGATGTCCTAATACATATCGTGAGTTTATGAATGCTGAATATGATGTAGATAGATACAATAATATCTTGCCACACTTGATAAAAGACAAAAATAATCATATAATAGATAATATAAGGTATCGTATGGAACATGAATGGCAAGGTGCTAAATGGGGTTGGGGTGCTAGAAATAATAAAGATACTGTTTCTTCAACTCCAGTAGAACAACTTGCTACTTAATAGAAAGGAGATAATTATGAGTAGATATGAAAGAAGAATGGCAGTAGATAGGTATATACGAAATGGTTATGTAGATTTACCTGAAAGTGCCTATGAAAGAAGATTAAGAATTGAAAGACAAATAATAAATAATCCACCAGTATATGAAGAAACTATGGAGGAATATAGAACAAGAATTGCTAGACAAGTGTTTGATGAAGAACATAAAGTAGATAAAGTAGATAAAGTAGATAAAGAAAATGAAAGGAGGTTAGTTAAATAATGGTAAAAGAAAACTCATTAAAAATATTCTTAAGTAATGGTATTACTCTAACTGTAAAAGAAAATGAGAAAATACTAATTCATGGTCAAGAAGAAAGTTTTGCTGAACTATATGAGTTAATAGCAAATGGTATCTCAAATAAAACTAATATTGAGTTTAGAGTTGAGATAGACCATGAATATGAAGATGAAAATAAAAAAACTAAACACCAAAAGATAAATCATAGTTATTTTATACCCAGTGAAAAAATCACTTGGTTTATGATAGAAGAGAAATAAGAGGAGGAATAAAATATGAATATAAACATTACGATGGACGACATCACTGCTGAACTACTTAATACAATAATTGGGAGGGACATAAATGACCCAAAGAAGCAATTTATGAAAACTGCTGATGAGTATATGAAAGTAGAAAATAGTGAGATAACTAATCGTAAGAAGATGATGATGTTATTTGATGAAAAGGATAACCCTTACTTAAAACCTGACTTGTCTAAAGCAAATGAAAAGGCAAGACATAGTTATTTGCAAGAGTTGGTTAATCAATGTACTAATTATCTTACAAGTAAGCCAATGAAAATTGACTATAAAGCCAACATCAGTGATAATGTTAAAAATCAAATAGATGATGAATTATATAAGAGAAATAATTTCTTATCATTTATCCAAAATAATATAGACAATGTCCAATTATATGGAAGAAGTTTCTTTAGAATAGTTAAAAATGAAGATGGAGAAAATAGATTTATAATCTTTGACCCTAAAGAAATGATTATGTTCTATGATGATTTTGATGAACCTATTTTAGCAATTAGATATTATACTAAAACTGAATTAGTAGATAACGGTAAAGGCAAAAAGAACTTTGAAAAGGTACAATATGCTGAAATCTACGATGAAGATTATAAAGAAACTTGGACTAAAACTAAAAAAGGTCAATGGGAAAAAGGAGATAGAGAGTTTGTATATGCTAAAAAGCAAACATTTATCAATGCTGAAACCAAAGAGGTTATGGCTGAAACTGTTGAACCTATGGATAATCAAGTATTCCCTATTATTGAATGGAAGTTCAATAAAGACTGTGTACCTACATTATCTAATATTAAAGACTTCATAGATTTACAGGATATAAACTTAAGTGATTTGGCTAACAATGTAGAGGATATTCAAGAGGCAATTTGGATACTTGAAAACTACAATGGTCAAAATCTTCAAGAGTTTATGGAAGATTTAAAAATAAAGAAAGCAATTAAAGTTGGTGCTGGTGGTTCGGCACATAGTGAAACTGTTCAAATACCTATTGAGGCTAGAACTAAACTTTATGAGTTATGTGATAAGAATATTTATAAGTTTGGTTTTGGTATCAACTTTAGTGATAGAGAAAGTTTAGGAAATGTTACTGGAGTTGGTTTAAGATGGAGTTATGCCCCACTAGAGCAAAAGGCAAATGCTATTGAAAATAACGGACAAGAGCCACTTAACAATTTCTTCAACATATTATTTAAGTTGTTAGGAATTGATTATGATAGTAATGACTTGGAGTTCGTATTTGATAGAACTATGATAGCAAATGAACAAGAACAAACTTCTACTGTTATGAGTGCTAGTCAAGTATTATCTCAAAAGACTATCTTATCTAACTTACCTATGGTTAAAGATGTTGATGAAGAAATCAAACAATTAGAGGAGGAAGATAGTTATGAAGAACCTGAACCTAAAGAAGAGGAAGAACCTGATAATGCAGGAGAAGAGGTTAAAGAAGAAGATAAGTTGGGAAATGAAGATATTTCTAACTTACCTGATGGCACACCTGATAGACAATAGTCCTACCTTTATTGATTATGCTTATGTATATGATGTTCTTTCTATCCTTGAAGAAGAGGAAGAAAAAGTTAAGCCGAAAATAAAAGAGGCAATAAAGGAAGAACATCAAAAGAACTTTGAAATGGAAGTTGATTATACTAAACAAAATCTCAAAGAAATTGGTATTGATAAAGATTTAAAAGATAACTTTAAAAAGTATCAGTCAAAGAAGATAGATAAGTTAGTAGATAAGAACTTCAAAAAGTTAGACTCTAAAATCAAAAATCAAGTACTTAATATGCTAAATACAAAAGATACAACTGGAGTTATTGAGTTAATTGAAAAGACAATTAAAAATGAGAAGAAATCTCAAAGTCTAGTTAATAATTTAATGAGAGTATTTAGAACTGAAAGTACTGCTATGAGAAGTCAATATAAGTTGGACTTACAAGAAGAGTTAGAAAAAGAGGGCATCAAAGTTAAAAGAAGATGGGTACACACCCTTTATAATCCTACAAATGTTATATTAGATAACTATACTCCTAGAGAAGAGCACTTGGCTATGAATGGTCAAATTGAAGATGACAATGGATATTTTCACGGATATGATTATGATACAAAAGCCCCCGGTATGTTTGGAATACCTGAAGAAGATATAAATTGTAGATGTGATGTTGACTTTATATTAGACGAGTGATATACTTAATTTAGGTTGTTATGTTTGTGAAGTTCACCCCCTTTACGAAAAAGTCAAGAAAAACTTGGCTTTTTTTGTGTTGACTATTGACAACCCTAGGTGGTTATGGTATATTATAATTGATTACTATATAAGGATATTATATAGGTTGGTTAAACTTACAACCTTAAAGAAAGGAAAGTGTTTTATGAACGATAATGAAACAAAGGCTACTACACCAGTAGTGGAAAATGCAACTGAAACTACACCAGTTGTTACTACTCCAACTCCAGTATCAACTACACCGGTTGATAATGAAGATAAAGTAGATGGTGGAAACAAAAATACTGAACAAGTAAATTATGTTAAATATCGTGTAGATAGAGCCAAGGAACAAGCACAAAAGGATATGTTAAAAGACCTTGGAGTTAAAGATTTAGATGAGGCAAAAAATCTAATTGCTAATGGGACTAAAGCCCTTGAAGAAGTCCAAAAACTTCAAGCAAGATTAGATGCTGAAGAAAAATCAAAAGTTGTCGCTGATAAAAAGGCTAAACTAACTAAACTCCTTGATAAAGAAAAAGTGTTTGATGCTGATGCTCTTGTAAACTATCTTGATTTAGATAAAGTTCAATTAGATGAAACTGGAGAAATTAAAGATAGTGAAAACATCATTAATAGTTTAAAAAAGGCAAAGCCTAATTTCTTCGGCAAGTTTGAAACTATTACTGATGGATATGTTAAGGGTCAAACTAGTCAACCAATGACTGCTATTGAAAAACAAAAGGCAGGAGATAAAATTGGTGCTATAAATGACTACCTTAAAGTTGCATTAAATAAAAAATAATAATTTTAGGGAGGAATAAAAATGAATAATGGTAATGCACTATTAACTAACACTCCTAACTTTTTAGGAATGTTATTTAACTCAAATGTTAAGAAAACTCAATTCTTAACTGCTATCGGTGGTACTGATGGTGCAAATGCTTTAATTACTACTAATCCTGAGTTCCCTTTGTCAGTTAATTACTCATTAAGTGACCCAAGTCAACCTAGTATTAGTGAAAATGCATCAGTTGGTGCTATCAACCCTACTTACATCGGTTTAAGCCAAGGTAAGAATGTTATTCAAATCTTTACTGAAGATGTAGTAGTATCTAATTTAAGAGAAAGGGCTACTGGTAGATTAAGTGGTATTAACACTGCTGGTCAAATGCCTGAAGAAACAAGTGAATTAGCACTTCAAGTTGCTTTACATTTAGAAAAAATGAAAAGAGATATGAACTATACTGCTTTAAATGGAGTATATGACGATGCTGGTTTAAATGATAGTTCTAAAGCATTAAAAACTAGAGGTATTATTGCTGGTATTACAACAAATGTTGTTGCAAATGCTGATGTATCTACTGCTGAAAAGTTTAAGGATGCTGTTCTTGAACTTATTAAGAAAGTTTATGACAAAGGTATGTTTGGAACTCCAACTTTAGTTGTTAATTCAACTGATAAAGTTAAATTATCTAAAGCATTTGTTCAAACTAACTTAACTGAAGTAGATAGAGATAGATTTGTTGCTGGTGTTGGTGTTAATGAAATCGTTACTGACTTTGGTAAATCAGTTTATGTTATTGTTGATAATGATGTTCCAAATGGTACTATCTTATTAGCAGACCTTGACTATGTTAAACCTGTATTTACTAGAGATACTGAAACTGGAGAAGTTATTGCTGTTAAAGCGGCTCCACAAAGAAATGGTAACGCTGTTAATATCTATGCTGAGTTCGGTCTTGATTATGGTGCTGAGTTTAATCATGGTAAGTTAACTTATGCAGTTGAAGAAACTAGCCCTGAAGAAGAAACTACTGAAGAATAATTAAGAGAGGAGTGAGTATAGATGATAGATATTCTTGTCAACTCAACTGGGTTGAATAGGGAAACTATTGTTAACTTACTCCCTTTTATTTTAATTGAGATAAGAAACTATACTAACCAATACTTTTTAACTTTACATCATAATAAAGTAATCAAAGTTGAAAATAAAAAAATCTACTTTAATGGAGAAGTCCAAGTATCAGTTGGAGATACAATAGAACTTATGAATAGTGAAAACAATACTCTAATCTATCAAGTAAAGACGATAGAAGATGGGTATGTTGAAGTAGAACAAGATTTTCTTGTAGACGAAACTGATAATGAAAATATTGTTATGATTAAATTATCTTTTAAAAACGTTAATCTTAAGACTATTGGTGGTATGCTTGATTATGATAACAAGTTTAAGGATATTAGTGGAATTAAATCACAAACACTTGGAGGCTATAATGTTACCTATGCAAGTGCTGATGATGGAGATACTGCTTATCCTTTGGAGTTGTATGGTGGTGTAAACTCATTGAAGAAATTGAATGATGATTATGCCGAGTATAGGAGAAAAGGTTATGTTAGGTTATGATGAATTACTAACTGAAACTTGTTCTTATGAGCATTTTGCTGGTAATAATAAATATAATGAAAAGTCTTATGATACACCGGTGGAACTTGCTTGTTTCACATCAACGGACTTTGCTAATACTTTAGGAAGTTATCAACAAGACTTGGACTTACATAAAATTGTTTTTATTAAGAATGAGTTTGAACCTAATCCTTTTGACAAGATAGATGGATATGAAATAAAATCTATTAGTCCAGTTAAAGGATTAAAAGTTCCTACCATAGGGTGGCAAATAGTACTATGAGTAGTGTAATGGTTAAAGGACTTGCTGAACTTCAAAGCCAAATAAACGATATACCTAATAAAACAATGAAGGGTATTGAAAAGGATATGGGAATTA